GTGGCTTTTGTAGTTGCTGTCGTAGCTGAACCACTAGCACTTGTGGCAGAACTTGCTGCGTTAGTAGCAGAGGTTGCTGCGTTGGTGGCCTGTGTTGTTGCTGTTGTAGCTTGTGTCGTTGCTGTTGCAGCCTTAGTCGTAGCAGTAGTGGCTGATGTTGCAGCACTTGTAGCCGAGGTTGCTGCTGCGGTTGCTGAACTTGCTGCTGCTGTGGCACTTGTACTTGCACTTGTAGCACTAGAGGCTGCACTTACTGCATCTATAATCAATGACCAATAAGAAGCGTTAGTTAATGCTGTTCCACTAGGCGAAGCTGCAGTACAAATATATACATTGTTGAGTTGAGCAGTAGTTGTTGACTTAACGATGTCTCTAATTACATAATCTGCTGTGGTGGTAGTAGCATCTGTTCCTTTATAAACACCAAGCTCTTGTGTGATATTAGGGTCTCCAGACGAGTCAAACGCTAGTACCTTTCCTGCTCTGTCTGCTGCATCTTCAGTAAATTCACTTAATGGAATACCAGTTGTGAACTGCCCGAATCTAAGTGTACGACTATTTAGGTCATATTCTACTTGCTGAATCATCATTGCAAGCTTATCGAAGTCATCATTAACAGTATCTGCTAAGAAGTCTCCGTTAGTCTGGTAGTCAGATGTTCTCTGAACAGGCATATCACGATACAATGTGATAATATCGCCTGATGTTTGTCCTGTTACGAATGTTACTGTACCACCGTTATCATCGCCTGCTCCTGATACAGTGTAATCTGTTGTTAGTGTTTTAAGTGTTGAGCCTACATATACTTTAATGTCTGCATCTGCAAAGATAGGGAAAGCATAAGTAAACGCAGTCTGCGATGCAGCACTGGTATATTGGTTTCTTGGTGTTATGTCACCTACTTTAATTTGTGCCATATTATTGTCCTATTAATTCAATTCGTTTAAGTTCCATTTTCTTCTGGTATTCTAGTTGTAATCCTGGGTATTTTTCTAGTAACCTTCCCTTAGCACCTGAACACATCATTGTAACTGAGTCACACGTTCCTCTGATTTCACTAACTTGTTGACGAATCAACCTTGCACGACCACCATCTGGGCCTGTAGTTGCATCTTGATATAGGTTACTATACATTAAGTTGTCTAGGTTTTGAAACAATTCCTCGCTGGCAAACATCTTATAATCGTGATGCTGCCATGTGTCTAAAGGAACTTTAAATCTACCGTTTCCAAGAAAGTCATTTACATGATTAATATTAACTTCATTCATCCTAATTTGACTATCTACATAAGTAGGTGTTGGGCTAGATGTTCTAAATGGGTTCATAGTTCTTGCCATTAGTCCGCCTTCCATAACTCTAGGGTTACCGTATAAGTCAACAATCGGTGGAAGGTCGCCTGATAATCCAGGGATTCTTGAGCGTATCTTCTCCATAACTGTTTGAGCATCCCTAATTGTAGGGTCAACACCTCTCTCAATCGTAGAAAGAGCTGAAGTGTATGGTACAGTAGAAGCAACAAAGTTATTCTTCCAGTTTGTCCAGTAGTTACCACCCATAGTCAGAGCTTGATGTAGGTCCGATAAACCTTTAGCATAAGTTTTGTTGGTCATGTTTTTATACAAGGCTAGTGTTACTGCGCCTGCAGCTTCCCAAGCATCGTCATCTGTACCGTATGTAGAAATCTCATACGCATCTGCAACAAGACCTAAGTACATGCCAACTGGGTCAAATCTATCGTACTTAATCCAATCACCATCTGGGCCTTGAATAGAGTATGACTGCCAACCTTGTCTGTAATCTGACTTTCTAACACCACTCCACTTATGGCCACCACCAGTAATCTCACCGTTCATAGCTTTAGTTAATGCCCATCCTGCCATCATAGAGCCTACAGTCATCTTACCAAGTGCTAAATCTCTCTTCGCACCACCTGCTTTAACATCAGCACGAACACTCTGAGCTAATAGACCCAGTGGTGTTCTCTTGCCTACATACTTCTGGATGTTCACTAATGTACGCATGAAAGGCATTGCAATCTTTAATGGTGGATTATTATTAATACCCTTCTGTAAATTTCTTCCAAACTCACCTAATGAGTTGGTAAACGTGTTTTCTCTTGCGAAGTTCACCGCACCTAAGTGTATCTCTTCAGTAGGCTTGTTTATTAATTCTGTAATACGGGCAGCAAGAGCATCGCCTTGATGCCCTTCTGCCTTAGCTTGTCTCACTGACAGAGCGTTTAACTCCATGCGGTAGTTCAACACTTTGAACATATCGTCTTCAGCTTGTAATGCTCTGCCTGGGATTCTAATAAACTCACCCCATAAATCAATCCCTTTTGCTAATTGAGAGTCTTTGTCAATATTACCAAACCCATGACGTTCCATTAGGTTTCCGATATTCTCACTAGAGACTGACTGATACTTACGTTGTTCAATCTTACTCATAGGGTCAAACTGTCCTTCACCCTGTTTGATTGACTTCCATAGCATCTTCAATGAATCATCAAACCCCATTACCATGCCGATAAATTGAGCATAAGTCTCATCAGCATATACTTTATCTTCAGGTGAAGAGCGTAGAATCTTACTCCAGCCATTTGCTGCTAGCCTGTCTGCCATACCATGAATCATCACAGCGGCATTAGATAACATGTTTACTTCGTGTGTAGTAGGTCCAGATAATAGACCGTTAATCCAGTGTTCAAAGAAAAGGTCTGTTGTACGAATACCATGTGTTTCACGAGTAGCTTGATTAAGAGATTTAAGGTCTTTAGACTCTCTAATCATTATAGCCATAGCTTTAGCACTGTCAGAACCACCAGACAACTCTAAAGCATCTGTCAGTTGTTGTACTGCTACTTGGCCGCCCTTAGCTTGTATTCTAAATGCTTGTAATGCTCTACCAGCTTCTGCAGTCATGCCTGATATTTGATGCTGGATAGCTACATGAGTTGCGCCCATTTGACGGAACTTCAGCATATCTTCCTCTGTTGCCTTACCATCTAATACTTTGTCAGCCATCTTTCTTAAAGACTCTGCTGACTGTACCAATAACTGCCTTCCTGCTGTAATTTGTGCAGCATTGAAGGCTTCACCTTGCTTACGACCTAACAGCTCTTCTAGCGTATATTTAGAGGCTTCGTTTTTAGTCTGCTCATTTGTTACTACACCACGTCTGGATTGTTCAAAATTCTCATTAGACTTCGCCATTTGGTTAAGCAAAGTATCAACATCTTCCGAAGTGTGTAGGTTATCTAGGTTTAGGTTTGATTTTGTCTCACCAGTAATAGGGTCTGTCGGCAAAGGCTCGCCCATCTCTACTTTAGCCTCTGGTTCTGTTGTTTTTTCTACTGCTTGTACCTCAGTCTCTACAACTTCTTTAGCTTCTGTTGTTGCTGCCTGTTTCTCTACCTCTGCAGCAGGCGGCTCTACAGTAGTCTTAACTGGTTCTTTAACAGGTAGAACAGTGTCTGCTACCTTTTCATCAGCACCAAGCACAGTTTTCTCACTGAACTCACCAACATTTGCCTGTTCAATAAGCTCACTAACTGGCTTTCTTGAACCTTTTACTAATGCTTTTACTATTTGTCCTGCCATCTTAATCCTTATCTGTAGAGTTGGTGTTTGGTATTCATTATCTGTGCTTTAACTTCATCAGTCAAGTCTAGTTTCCAGTACCCCTCGTCACCGTATGAGTTCACAGTTTTTTCCATCTTTCCACTCTTACCTAACAGCTTGTTCATAACATTAACCATTACTTCATCATACTGTTGATACATAGCGTTAGTTGTTGTCATAGGATTATCTAAATTAACCTTCTCTGTAGATTCTCCTATTTTAAGTTCAATCTCAGTAGCACGCTTCTCGCCCACTTCGCCCACAAGCTCTTCTCTAGTCAAACCGTTCTTCTGTTGAGAGAAACCATGATTATCTTCAAAGAAAATACTAAACTCATCCTTTCGCCATCTTTGCACTTGGCCAATAGTCTTGCGCTTAGAGTATTGAGAAGGCCATCTGTCAACATGAGTATCGCCATCCCACCAACCAAAGAAGTCGTCACCCTTGTTGATTGACTTCATAATCTGGTCCAACATATTTACTCTAACGTAGCTAGATGTATCTGACATAGGTGGAGTAGGGATTAAGTCTCTAACTTTACTAATCTTATTTTGTTGAAGTTGAGCATGATTTCTCTTGGCTTCAAGTGTTGAGCGCTTGCGTAATAAATGTTGAAGCTCAAACTGAGCTTTAATCAAACCATCTTTATCAAAAGCTCTCTTCATAACTTCAGCTCTTGTTGTGGCAAACTCAGTGTTAATATTGCCATACTCGATGTCTGACAATATGGCTAAAGCATAGTCGTTCTCAAATGCGTCATCCAAGAACTCTTTACTATCGCTGCCTTTAAGCCTGTCCCATGCAGTACGCTTCTCTTTTAACCACTTACCGAAGTCTTCGTAAGAATCAGGGTCAAAGTTATGTACCCCCCTCTCGTGGTAATATAAGTCAACTAAATTTCTAGTCTTATTCTTTGTATTCTCGAAGAAATCAAACTGTGATATTCTCTGTTCATCTGTTACAGGCTGGCCATTAACCTCTTTAACCATTACCTCATCAAAGAACTCTTGACGTTTTTCCTTAACAAAACCGTCTTGTAAATTAACATGCTCGTTATGATTACGTACGTCTGTTGTAGTCTTGTTGTAGTCTTTCCGTAACTCTACCTCTAATGTTTTAATATCATTAGCTTTGTCACCGAACTCTACAGATAAGTTTTTAATCTGTTGCTGTTGCGCTCTGAAATCTTGTACCCAATCAGATTGAATCTCATCAAGTATAGTAGCTTGCTTGTCTTGCATATCCCAAGTGTGCCTTCTTGTCCATGACTGAACCTTCTGGTTCTCAAAACCACCTTGTTCACCAGCTAACTCACCCCAGTGTTTATCAGGAAGGTTATAAGTGCTTACACCTTTTTCTATGTCGCTAGCTCTTAAATCGTAATCATCAATGTTGTAGTAATCGACTTCGTAATCACTGGCTCTCCAACCATAATCACCTTCATGTGCTACAGTGTATTCTTTCCACAAACCATAGTGTTGTCTATCTGGGTCATTGTTTAAGTCATAGACCATATTATCTTGAGTGTGGTCGATAGCCTCACGTTCAGTGTAGAAAATTTCACCATCTTCAGTATGATAAGATGGTGCGTAATCATACATATCGCCATCTGAAAGCATCGTATCGAAGTCATCACTTGCCATAACAGTGCTTTTATAAGCATCTTCTGCATCATTAAACTCAATATCTGATTCTGGTATTGTGAACTTGCCATCACGCTCTGTGATATGCCCACTAATTAAAGCATCTTCAACTTTGCTGTGTTGGTCAGCCTTAGTCTCATTCCACCAATCATCAAAAGCCTCACCCCACTCCATAGGCTCATCATCAGAACCTGCATGACGATACATTAAATCATCCCAATCAGTTCTTACAACGCTTCTGTAACCAGTATCTAAGTCTTCAACATCAATATCATCGCCTCGTCTAATTGTATTCCAATCAACATCATCTACAGTTAGTTCTCTTGAGACATCATCACCGAATGTTCTAGCAGTAATCTCGTCTTTACGATTCAATAATAAATTCCTTAACATCCCCTTAGTCTGTTCAATATCAATAGGGCTGCCTTTCGCATCCATAAATCTAATATGACCAAAACCAGAAGCTATTAACTCTTCATCCTTAACACCAAAAGATTTTGCTGCCTTAACTAAATCCGCATGAGTCTTGAACACAACATCATCATTCAATGAAAGAACAAAATTCTCTAGCTTAGAATAAATCTTCTCATTCCACTCTAAGGTCTTAATATCATCTAATATTGATAACTTAGGGTTAGTCTTCTTGTTGGTCTTAATCTCTTTGCTGACTTGTCCTGCACGCTTGATTAACGCTTGTTTCTCTGCATTATCAGTAGTTTGTCCAATCTTAGCACCAAGCAATCTTTGCTGTACTTTCAAAGAATCACCAGAAATCTCAGCTATGTATGTCTCTGCGTTCCCAATACTGAATTGACGTTCTACATTAACCTTACGGTTGTCTGTAATATCGTCTAATAATTTACGAACTGATACTTTATCAAACCCCTTGATAGGGTGGAAGGTAACAACTACATGCTCTTGCTTAGTCTTGCCTTTGTTTTTGCCCTTTAATACTTTTTTAACTTTGCCTTTAGAGTCTAACGCAGTCTGTGCCTTAACAACTAATTGGTAAGCATCTTCACCTTTGTGTTGAAGTGTATATACAAGCTTCTCAACACCTGCATCATCTACTACACGCCTAGGCTTAATCTTTCTAACCATATCAATAACTGACAGAATATCGCTAGGCTCTTTGAATGTACAAGCCTTGCCAACACACCTTGCAGTAGGAGACATGTGAATGTCAGTTACATGAGTCATGCCATAACTCTTATTACCAAGTTTAATTACCGCTTGATGATAGCCTTGTGCTAACTGGTCTGTAATTACCTTGTTAATCAATAGTGCAGCATTAGGATTGTCTTGGTTTAATAGGTCAAGCATGTCCTGTTCATTCTTAGGAAGCTCTCTTGAATCAATGCCTTTCGCCTTCAAGTCTTGTATGATACTTTGTAAAACACTGTCAACTTCTGCAAGCTGTTTCTGAGCAGGCGACTTGTAATTAACAATAGTCTCTGGAATAAATGCAGGCTGGTTTATATCATTAAATGACTTGTTCCAATTGCCTTCAATCCATCTAGCAACTTGCTCACCTTGAGTCTGTGTGTACATTCTCTCAGCAGTAAGCTGGAACTTAGTTGTGCCATCTTCGCCCACCTTCTTGCTGTACTTAGCTTGGAATACATCATCTAAGTCTTGTATCTCTTTCTCAAGCTTTGACCATGTTTGTTGCTCTGCCTTGTTTAATGGCTTACCATCTAAAATCTTCTGTGAAACTTTACGAGCAAAAGAACTACTAAGCATCTTGGTTTTAGCTTTAATGTAGGTATCACGCTCTTTTTCTAATTGTGGTTTAAATTGTTTTGGGTTAGCACCTGCAACATGACCATCAATCGTATCAATAGCATGTTGAATCTCATGCCAAATCTTGCCTTGCACCAGCTCGCCATTTAAGTCATCAGCATATACATAAATCGTATTAGTATCAGCATCATAAGAAGATGTCACTGTACCTTTCTCAGTAGCACGCTCAAGTTTAAGTGTAGCGTTCTTCATGTCTGGATGCTTTAGATATAAGGTATCCGATTTAAGTATGTGATTCAAAGACCATGAGCCTGGGTACATATCATTGAACTTACTCTTAGAATAATCACCTCTGAAATGCCACTTGCCATCAGTAGCTCGGTACATACCTGTCTTCTGCCAAATCTGGTCTCTAGGTAGTCCGTATGCCTCATATACATCAGCGTTTACTTTGAATCTCTTAACCCTATTAGCAAACAAATTCACTGAGCCATCTGTAATCCAGTTGACACCTTTATCCATTAGAGTGGCATACTTCTTCTCACTCTGAATCTTACTAATTGCAAGACCCCAAGTGTCCTTCATGCCATGTCGATTAATGAAAATAATAGAATCAATAATGCCACCTAATGCGGCCTCTTGTACGCCAGCACTTAGGAATCTTTGTCTAAGCTTCATCCATACTGGGTCATCTTCTTTAGGGGTAACATCCATAGATGCTAAAGCTTCGCCTACTGGGATTCCTAATATCTCAGCATCGCCCTCTGCTAGTTCGTTTAATACGTGAATGATGTTTCCTTGTTCTGGTTTCATCATTACACCAGCCATATAGCCACCAGTCATGTTAGCTACCGCAGCACCGCCCTTGGTTACTAATGCTCTAGCACCAAAGAATGGAATCATATACTCAGTCATTACAGAAGTAATGTTGTACACCATTGAGTCTCTATTCTTAGTCTCTAGCCTCCAAGGCTTGCCATCTCTCTCATAACCTGAAAACTCTGCAACTTCAGTGATTAACTGCCATGTGTTATTAACTGTCTCTACAACACCCTTACGAAGTCCTGCAGCAACATCTTCACCAACTTCTGCTGTGCCTTCTACAACCTTCTCAATGTCTGTACGGTTATCGCCAAGAGTCATCAGGTCTTGAGCATTATTCTTTCTGATGTCTAGTATTGATTGTTGTGCGCCCTTCATCTGAGCATAGACTGATTTGTATTCGTCACTCTCTGGGTTTAATGTGTCAAAGCCTAATGTTTGGTCTTGAGATAGTTGGTTGCTTAAATCTTCCACTAGGTCGTTCAAACTACTAAGCCCTTTAGTAAGAACCTGTCTTCTTTCTGTAACCTTTAGTGCCTTAGCTTTTAATTCTTTACCGAACTCAATATCAGCTTTACGCTCTGCAACCGTACTAAATGTTTTAGGTAGGTTATATACATTAACAATATCTTGACGTTTTTTCTGCCAAATTTTGTTATTACGTACTTGAGCCTCATAGATATTGTTTCTAGCTTTTTCTGTACTCTTATCAGTGCCAAGCTCATTAATTCTGCTTTGTAAGTATTTGTTTTTGCTTGTATATAAATCCCTAGAATGACCTAACACTTGATTTCCAACAAACGCTTGCATCTGCTGTTCAGAGTCTCCTAACTGGCCCTCTTGAATATCCATGAACTCACCACCACCTGGATGATAAAAACTCTTATCATCTTCAGGAATTAATGATGTTGACTCAGTGTAGTCAGGTTTAACCATCCAATCCATCGTTCTGTATTCAGTCTCTTTCTTTTCTTCTTTAACTACAGGGGCAAACCTATTAGACATGTCCGCCATGTACTGAACATTAGGACTCTTAATAATCTTCTCGTTCGTTACCTTAGTCTTGTATTGGTTATCAGCATCTGCGTTGATAGCAATGTTCTCTGAGCCAGTATTAGTAAAGTTAGGAACTACTTTTGGTCTTTCTTCACGTGTTTCGTAGAAGTGAATTAAGTCAGTCTCTGGATATAGTTTTCCGTAGTGGCTTAACCATTGATTAAAACCTGGACTGACATCTTGGTCATCTGGATGAACTAAAGGCTCTACTTGAATCTTTTGTATCTCTTGCTCTGACATCTATAATTCCTTTATTGTATTGGGCAGGTTCTCGAAAGCCTTTCTAATGATTCTTCATAAACTGCAACATTAGCTGATAGTTTATACTTTTGATTGACAGCACTAAGCGATTTTTCGCAATTAATTGTTCTTACAGCTCGACCATCTACAATAGTTTCATCTCGAATGAATGTAGCTGGCTCATTGTCTGCCATAATCTTAATGTACTTGTCTTTAATTTCTGAGTAAATCTCTAGTGCGTTCTCTCCAGCAGCAGTTCTTATGTATAACTCATTAAGTGCTTCTTCCATGTAAACCTTCTCATCTCCTATCGCAAACATGCCAGCAACACCTTTTTCCTTTTGGAAGAACGGTTTGATACTCGCTGCAGCACGCTTAAATGATGGTGAACTTGTTACATCGTTGAATGTGCCATCTGTAGCATCTGTCAACATCTTAACGGTAGTATCACCAGATAATAGGTTGTCATTATAAAACTCTTTAATCCTAGCAACTTTTTTCTTAACACTATCATTAGTAGTCAATAGATAGTTAGTCATCTCAATCTTAGAATCTGCATCGTCAACTTTATACTTACCTAACTTGATAGCACTGGTTAAAAACTTATAATCATCGTTGCTATAACCATTATCATCCATCTGTTTAGATAAAGTATCTGAAGTCACTGTACCATCTCCTGAAACAATTGATGATAGTGATTCAATGAAATTATCAGACTGTACACCTTCAAGCTCTTCTTCTTCTTGCTCTTCTTTAAACTCAATTACCGCTTGTCTTCTATCCCAATCTTTATTCATAGCATCATAAATACGGTCTGACATAGAAGGGTCGTCTTCAGTACCTGTCACCGTCATAGGATATTCTGTAAGGATTGTCTCATTGAATATTACGTTGAGATGAGGCTGACTCTTGATGTACTTAATAGGGTTATCTTTAAACTCCTCTTTAAAGCCTATACCACGCCCTTCTTTTTCAGCTTGAACATACTCAGCCATAAGAACTGACTGATAAATCTCAAGGATTGCGTTTTCCTTTCTAGCTTTAATAGCACCATCATCAAAATGATTGCCAGGCACGTTTAACATGTCTGTCAAATCAGCATCAATCTTCTGGAAGTGCTGATACATATCCTTTCCGAAGCTTTCAGCATATTCTTCTATTGTTACTCCACCCTCAAGCTCTTCTCTACCAATAAAGCCTTTGTAACCATCATGCCACTTCGTTACAGCTTCCTTACCAGACATAGCAGCAGTATCAACGCTTGCATCAAACTTCTTGTCTATCGTTACAAGACTCTTTAAGAAGTCTTTTTCTTTCTGCTTTTTGTAGATTTCCCTTTCATAAGGTCCTGTTACTTCTTTAATCTTTTGAAGTGCAATAGCTTTGAATGTAGGGTTTGGAATACCAGATACAAAATCATCACTATATTGTAGTACAGCAGCATTGAAGTTCTCACGATTCTCAATGTTGTTTTTATCGTTAGCGTATTCATTGATAGTAGTTTGTACGTCTAGCTCAATAGCAGCACCGTAAGCCTTTACAGCAGCATCATTAAATGCTTGACCATAGACTGTGCCAGCGTTGAGCATTTGAATCTCTTTCTTTTCTTCGCCTGTAGCTGCTAATAATCCTGCTTGTGCGCCCTGTGATTGTAGTAAGTCTGTTTCACCTGCAACGTATTGGTCGTAGAAAGTTCCAATAGTGCTAGATACTTGATTCCAAACATCCTGAGAACCCTGTACAGGAACTGCTTGGACTGCTTTATTTAGTTTGTATGTTTGTCTTTCAGCCATTATCCGCCCACCTTCATTCCAAAGTAACTGCCACTGCCACCTTTAGACGCAAGCGTAGTTGCTTGATTGTACCCACCAATAATAGATGTGCCTGCTTTTATAACAGCCATCTTCTTAGCATTGTTTGCTTTAGTCTTATAACCTCTAACCTTGTTGCCTACAGTAATCCTCTCTGCTGCAGCATTAAGCCTGAAGTTCATATCACCTGACTTTATGCCCTCAATGAAGGAAGCACTAGCCAAGCTAATACCAGATGTTGCGCCTGCCACTACGTTGGATGCCATCATATCATTAAATTCTTTTGTAGCTACTAAAGCTCTACTCTTCTCAGCAGACTCTTCTTGTTCTATGTTTGCTTTAGCTTCATCGCCAGCAGCTTTAGCTTGCATCACTGAGCTAACTACCGTTGCGACTACCATTGCTTCAATACCCATACTATCCTCTCGCTTGTACTTCTAGTGTTAAACCCAACAATGTCATAGGCATTGGGTCACTTTGAGTTACTGTAACCTGTGTACTCTTAGAATATCCAAGTAACGGTACTGTTTTAATTCCTGTGAACGATGATATGCCTGTGCCTAATACACCGATACCAAAGTTTCTTACTGGTAATGCTTTACCATTGATACTAATTCCACTAGCCTCATACAGTTGAGCAGATACTTTTAGGATTCTTCTCATCTTAGTATTGATAGGCCCACTCTGGAATTGAATATTAACTGGCATTGTCTTAATCTCTAATGCGTATTCTAAACCAACCTCAACATCTGTTCCGAACTTATCAAGTGTAATCTTGCCAGCCACTGGTGTCTTCTTAGCGTGTGTATAACCATCTACCCTTACTCGACACTCCTGTCCGTCTAAATGATTCGTTCCTAGTGTAACCTCGAAGGTTGTAGCGTGTGTTGCACCCGATACTTGTACAGCTGAATCAGTATAGTAATCATGAGTCAACGCTTCAACATAGTATTTAACCACACTGTTGATTGTTCTCTTCACATAGACATAAACAACGTCTTCTACTACTGCAACATCCATGATAGTGCCTTCAGTAGTGAATTTAGTCCATGCTTGTACATTCTCAGCTCTATTCGTAATGAATGTGGCCATAGTGCCATCACCATTCACGATATAGATGTAGTTACCCTCGTTAATTACATCACCAGTTAGGGATGCCATTGCTACAGGGTTGTTAGTTAAATGAGGTGCTAGAAGGTTAATCTCAGTGGAGTTGTATGAGTCTTCGGCATAAGTAAACAAGAACTCTCGAACTTGCTTACCGTTTCGTTGAATAAACACAGTAGCACCATCAACATTTAATGGGCGTACACTAGGTAACGCACCAAATCTGGTCTGCCTAAGAACACCCATGTTGCTAGGTTTAATAGGTCTGTCTGGCACATGGAACTCACCGCCAGTAGTAAATACTTGTAAGTGCGTACCTGATACTAAGTATAGGATAGCATTTACGGAATCTGTATCAAGGGTTACATCGATAGACTGGTCATCTCTTCCTGAACCTCTATTGAAGTTAAAGAAGTCACCTGTCACTGAACCCCACAATGATTGAGGTAAGCCTGTAGAGTTAGAGAACCATAGTCTGCCTTCATGGAATGTTGCAACACCTGGATAACCATGTCCTGCTGACCATGCTGGTTCTTCTAATGAAGCATCAATACCTGCAATACCATTGTTATTAAGGAACTCTTTTAGTAGTTCACCAGTAAAAGTTTGTGCGCCCACATTAACTGAGTTAATTCTAATTACACCATCGTTACCCTCGAACATGCCATTAACATGGTCTGCTGTAAGGGGTGAGCCACCAGAGATATTTATCTGCGCTGTGTCACCAACTACATAAGATGAAGACTGTGGTGTGAATGTAGCATTGTCATAATCAGCATTAAAATCAAATGTTGGTAGATAAGAGAATGAGATGTTTGATTTAGTCCATGTAGTGTGTGAAGCACCACGAACAATCTTAGCTACAGCATGACTCTTGTGACACATGATTAATGTATCAGCTGATTGAGTCCAACCAAGCTCTGGTAACTGCGCTGCTGAGTATGTAGTAGTCATGTAATCATTACCGCTACCGTTTATGTTTGTTTGTTGTACACCGTCTTTATAGACATACATCTTGTTAGGTGCGAACACTAGAAGGTATGTCTGAGTGATATTGAACTCAAACTCAACGAATCTAACATTTGACTCACCTAAATCACCAACGAACCTAAGGCCTTGTCTGCGTTTAACACCACCTTGGCCTAAACAAACTACATTGGTTAGGGTTTCTGCGCCCTTGTAGAAGGCCTCATAGTCATGTCTGGCTACTAATCTAGGGTCTAATTCACCTGCTGAGAATGTAGTTTGTGATGTGACCGCTTGAGGCATTAGTATCTAGCCCTAACAAGTGCCGAATCAATAGCTGGTGCTATGCTAGGGGTTGATTGTGAGTCAATAGTCTTAGCTCTTTGTAGTTGCTTCTCTGCTAATGCTGCGTAATACTCACCTTTAGTTGCAGATTCAGTAATAGGGATAGCGAATACAGATGCTAGTCTTAACTCTAATAGCTCTGTGAAGTAAGCAGGTAAGTGTGCCTCGTCTGGCTTGTATGTGTAATCCAAGACCATTGTTGTTTCGTTTGAGTACAGCTTGTCTGCGTAAATCTGGAAGTTATCATTGCCATAATCTACATGTTGAGCAACCAAGAAGTCAGTAGGTAGTTGATACCCATACTTCCACTGGTTAATCGGAGTAGATGTTAGTCTTGATAGTGTAGCTTTACTTGAAGCAAACCGCCAAGGGTGTAGTGACAATACGCTCTCAAGTGTAGGATGATATAAGTTAGAAGCAATCAACGCTGCTGTTGAGTCCTCAGTAAATGATGAGATAGTGTTCTCACCTATCAACAATAAAGCATTAGATGCTATGTCGATGTCTGTGTAGTTCTTAACTGCTGACATAATTAAAACCCAAGTTAGTTTAAGAAAGACCCCTCGTGAGAAGGGCCAGTCTTAAATCAACTCAAATATTAGTCTGAGTCAGTAGCAGTAACTACTAAAGCGTTGTTAGTATCAACAACACCAGAGGCGTTAGAGCTTACTTGGTAAATGCCACTAGCTAATGTTCCACCAGTAGATGTGTTAGCCATAATCAAATCGCCAACTTGAACATCACCAGAAACATTATTGAAATAACCAGCACCATCAACTACAGTTGTTGCATCTGCAGTTGAATAACCCCACAAAGTAGGGATAGATGAGTTAGCTGAGGTACTCATACGAGCAAAATTGCTTTTATCGAAAGCCATGTTATTCTCCTATTATTCAGTGATTTCTACTTTAACAATACCAGCTGTGTCGATAGTAACCGCACCAGCTTTGTACTTACCTAGAGATAACCATGAAGTTTTCTCAGGGATGTAGTTCACTTCTGTTGAAATGTCTAAACCAATAGCACAACCGATTGATGACTTATGGAACGCAAAACAGTCACGAGTTGTTGAAGCTAATGTTAAACCGCCTTCTGCACGAGTCTCCATCATTACGATGTTGAATCCCATGAAAGTATTAAGCTCACCAGACATCAATGCACGAACAGTCGCATAGTCAGCTGAAGTAGCCTTCTCTTCATTTAACAAGTCTTCGATACCTGCAGCTGAAGTCAATAAGATACGGTCATCCATCGGAACACCATTATCATTTAGAGTCTTCGCAGCTGAAGTAATCTTAGCTACTGTTAAACCAGTTGAGCCATGAGCAATAGTTGAACCTGCTGATAAAGCATCAACGATTAACTGGTCAGCTCTACGACCCATTGCACCAGCAATAGTCTGTGCTAACTCTCTGCGCTCATCGAAGTTTACTTCGGCAGCATCAAAGATGTCAGTGTACTCACCAGCAACCCAGTTACCAAGGGTACAAGCTACTTTAGAGTGTGTGATGTCCATAGGTGTTACATCTGTTTGGCTAGCCTTTTGATTAGCTAAACCTTTACCCATAGTACGAAAGTTGTAAGTATCACCTACAACACCTGCTCTCATGCGAACTGCATCACGCAATTTACCTGAGGTTTGGAACGCGTGCTTTACTTCAGCATCAAACTGAGCGGAAGCTGCACTACTTAAATTGATAGACATTATGTCTTCTCCTTATGAATTAAAAAATTAATCTTACTTTTTCTCGATTCAAGTAGCCTGTAAGGGTTGAATCTAGCACTTTAGAGGTGCTTAAACTACCAATACAGGCCTAAAAGAAGGGTGTCTGTTGCCCCGATTATATCAAAACACAAGTGTTGTGGGTAGTTATTTTATGATTTCACAGTATTTGTGGGCGCAGAACCATAGTAATCCCTGAATTTAGCCTCTACTTCAGCACGATATGAAGGGTTTGACTCGTATCTTTCATCACCAATCATCTCATAAAGCTTCTGTTCAGTCATACTATCAACAGGTTTAGCTGTATCAGGTGCGCTTACTTGAGTTTCCCTAGACATTTGTCTCATCTTCTCAATCAAATGGAAGCCTGCAGCAGTAGTTGCCATAGATTGTAGAGTAGCATATTCACTCTCATCTAAGTTTGCTTGACCCCAGTGGGTAATGTCTTGGATTCTTTGCTGTGCGTTGTCACCAATCTTCTTAACCTCTTCTTCTACATCAAGGTTTTCCATCTGACCAGCAGTATTCTCAACATACATGTTCAATAATTGAGTGTGTGCATCCTGAGATAGTCCTGCTTCCTTCGCCCACTCACCGAACTGACCTAGTAAAGGGTCATCATCAGGGATTGTGTAGCCTAATTCTTCGTTTAGTTCTATCTTGTAACCATCTTCAGGTGCGCCAGTGAACGAACCTAACTTAGATTCTAGTCCTGCGTATGCCTGTGCTTGGTCTGCTACTGTCTTATACTTCCCAGTCTTAAACCAATCAGGTGTATCACCCTCACCGCTAACACCTTCTGATAACATCCACCCACCTTCTGATACTGGTGCTTCTACTTCTGGTGCTTCACTTGCTGTTGCTGTTGCATCTGCTAATATTGTTTCTTCTTGCTCGCTCATACATTACTCCACATAATTAATAATCGCCTTTCTCTCTACGCTTAATACAGGACTGAAAGAATCTAATGACACTATTCTGCCCCTCTCTAAAGTAACCTTGTCCTTCTGTTTGTCCAGGGTTACATACTGGTTGTCTAATAAACCTCTCATCAAGATGTTCCATTAGCTTCTTGCCACTGGCTGTCTTGAACACTGAGGCTATTAAAGCATCTAGTTCTTTACCGTTATCATTCAAGTTCACCTCTCATTGCAGCATCTGCTACTTCTGGGTTCTCTGCTGCTTCTTGTGCTAACGCTGGATTCTGCATCGCCATCTCTGCCATCTGCATCGCCTTAGCTTCTTGTGCTTGTGCTTGCTTCATTTGTTCACGTTGCTCTCTGCTGCGGATAAGCTCAGGTGCAACACCTAGTAACTTACCGATATGCTCAGGGAACGCTTCAAGGTCTAGGCCTATAGTTAATGCCTCTTCGCCCACCATGCCTGCAAACTGTACGAACTGTGCTAGTTTATTAACTTCATCCATGTCTTGCTGTTGAGCAAGTGGTGAGATAACTTTAATGTCAATGATTTGAGTGCCAACCTTGATGTCTGGTACATGTCCATTACGTTGAAGAATATCAATAGAACGCTTGATGACCTTGTTGATAAACTCTTTCTGTAATCTACCAAACGATGAACCGATGTCACTCATTAGTTCTTGTTGTCTAATGCTAATCTCTGTTGCTGACTTAGTAGGGCCTGCTACTGGACCTAACTGGTCATGATACAAAGCCATACGAATGTTGTTTCTTAACTCTTCAAGAATAAGCTGTGATACATTGAAGTTACCACCAGATTGTAGTTGCTCTAATGAGCCTTGCTGTGCTACTGGGATGACTGAACCAGGTGCTGTGTTCACAGTCCAAGGATTAAGTACACCGTCATCAACCGCTGTATATACACCAGCAATCTCTTTCTCAGCATTGTTCAATACAAACTTAACAACCTCGTTAGCTGTCTTAATGTCTGGTAGTGCTGCCATAACAGGACCACGACCATAACGCTCACCTGCTACCTTAGACCATCTGAATACAACCCAAGGGCTAATGTCATAGTAGTCTTCAAACACAACATGCTTTGTTGACTCTTCTATAATCACATACTCATAGTTATCGTTCTTAGCGTTGTAGATAGTGCCTTCAATCACTGCAATCAAATCATTAGGTTTCTCTTCGATGATTCGTTTGACTTGTGTTGATACTGTGCCTAGTGGCCAGATACGAAGTATGTCTCGTGCTGGTACACCATGCTCTCTGAATACTGTCTCAACAGTTCCTTGAGGACCATTCTCTAGTATGAGTTGCTTGATAGGTACAGCAGTGAACTTCAATAGGTTATCACCCTCACCTTCTTCTAACAACAATGCGCCTGTGCCTACTGCTAGGTCTAAAAAAGCTTCATTAGCTTCTGTTGCTAAGTTAGATTGATTAAGATAACTGAACAAAGTATTAGTCATTTGTTCTAGCTCACCATCCACTTGGTTCTGCTGCTCATTAGGTATTGAACTACCTGCTGATAACTTCGCCCACTTCTTGAATGGTGGTATCAATGTTGACTGTAGTCTTGATGCAAATCTCTGTGTAGCAATCAATGCTGTTGAGTCATAGATACGTGTGTTCTTCTTCGCACCTTGCTGGACATTGTTGAACACTTCTCGTTGAGGCAATGCGTATTCATAGCACTCTCTCCAGTGTGATTCCCATGTAGCACGATGCGCCTTTGCAGACTCGAACCTCTTAACAAAAGACTCTACTGCGACTTTGCTCTTCTTATTCTTTGGCATGTTTATCCTAGTGTTTTACTACGGTCTTCTGATATAAGTGATGAACGACCTCTTGACCTAGCTCTTGTAGTTCTACCGATGATTGCATCAGTACCAGCATTTCTTTTCTTAACTGCTGCAGCAGCTACTGGCTTACTACCACCAGTTTCTTCATTAACCTTATCTACCACTGCTTTAGCAGCAGGTGTACTACTCTTAAATAATGAACTCATCTTATACTCCTAGTTTGTCTTCTAGTCCACTAGGTGAGCCAGATAATAATGTTTGTTTACCGAACCTTCTGCGCTTCAGAGCTTGTAATCTGTTCTTCTTCTCATAGGTTTCTTCTCTTTGACTCTTGGCCTGTAACTTCTCAGCATCTATTTGAGACTGTGACTTAGCAGGTGTACTACTCTTAAATAATGAACTCATTTGTTACTCCTTAAATAATTATAAAGCTGTTTAGGTGTTACCACCCACCAGGCTCTAATACCTAACAAGTGTTTCATTGTGCTAACACAAGTCATCAATCCTCTAAAAATGAACCGATTATCCTCGTGCTTACTAAAATACACTAATTTCTGTCCATCTTCAACTATTTTAGCAGGAAAATCGACCTCATCACCAAAAGGCAGCACTTCAATCTCAAGACTCTGGCCTAATGGGTCAACTACAATCCAGTTGTAACCATCCCATGTGAAGGCATAACAGTGTCTAAACTCTTCAGTCGTAACAACATCCCAGAAGTTCTGACCTCTACCATTGACAAAAGCAATGTACCAACCATCTAACGCATCCATGATATGTCAGCTTTAGGTTGTATCTTATTCTGTGGTCTGTCTGCTCTATAAGCAACAGCAAAGTATCTGAACGCATCAGCATAGTGTGATGACCAGTCATGTAGTGGATGTGGTTTATACACGCCCTTCTTCTCATCAAACTCTTTGCGGTATCGTCTCAATGCAATAAGGCCATCCTTGCATCCTGTCTTCTCGAAGTAACACTTAGGTAGTATCTGTCTAACAGCATGTATGCCATCTTCAATAGTAAGCTTAGGTGCAATCCTGAAGTTGATGCCCATCTTACGTGCTGACTCTAGTCTTGACACACCTGTGCCTAACTCTCTCACACTAATATCATGTGGTGCGTAGTGCTGGCCCATAGTAACCTGGTTCTTAGCTCGCCAGTCATGTAGGTAATTGACATAGAACTGTAGGCCTTCACCTTGGTTCTCATACGAGTGAACTACTCTAACCTCTGTGCCTATACGTTGAACGAACCATATAGCTGTAGCATCTGCCATACCTAAATCCCAGTATGTATCAACTGGTATGCCTGGTTCAATAGGGAAGTCTAACACTTGTGAGTCATCAATGAACTTAGCAAAGTAAGCACCATCTCTATTAGACAAGACCTCTCCTTCCCAGACATGATTGTATAAGTCTAGGTTCTTCTTCTTTAGATGGACGCGCTCTAGCTCTAGCTCTTTAGGAAACCAAGGGTTGTCATTGTAGTTGACCTTCACACAGTATGAATCATCTGGTGGGTTCTCTACATAGCGCACATAGGTATCATCCATCTCGTCATTAGGATTGAAGCTTACCCATATCTCTGAGCCATTCTTTCTGATTGTTGGTATCAATGTTTCCCATGATGTGTATGTTATGCTTTCTGCTTCCTCACACCATACAATGTCTAGGCCTTCCATTGATTTAATCTTAGTGATGTTGGACCTCATACCCTCGAATAAGAACCTGCTGCCATTGCTGCCTAGTATCTGAGTCTTCTGT